GCGCACCCGCGGCAGGTCGCACTGATGTCCGGTAGTAACAATCGCAACGACCCGGCGCGGGCGCGCATGCTGCGCGCGGTCACCTCGGAACCGCGCCGCAAGAACCCGTTCCTCGACGACGACGACGGCGGCCACGAGCGGCCGGCGTTCGTGCCGCTGGGCAATCTCGCGGCGTCGGGCGTGGCATTTCTCGACAGCCACGGCGCGATTCAGATGTGGCCGGCGCGGGATCTGTCGCGCAACAATCTGGCGCGGTTCTTTTCCGCGCGGCCGCGCTTCCTGATCGACAAATTTCCCCGCCTGAAGAAGGGCCAGAACAGCGGCGCGGATTCGTTCGCCGCCAACCTCGCCAGCGATTGGGTGTTCAATTCCTGTGGTTTCGAGGGCGCCTATGATCCACGCCGCCGGCTGCGCGGCCGCGGCGCCTGGCTCGGCGAGGACGGTGATCTGGTCTTGCATCTCGGCGACAGGCTGTGGACCCGCCACGGGCTGCTGGAGCCCGGCCTGCGCGGCGAAAAGATCTATCCGCAGGGTCCGCCGCTGATGCGTCCGGCGAGCGAGCCGGTCGATGATTCGGTGGGCGAGGCGGTGCTGGCGCTGCTCGACAAATGGCAATTCAAACAACCCGAGCTTGCCAAACGTCTCTTGTTAGGCTGGTGCGGCAGCGCGATGATCGCCGGCGCGCTCGATGTGCGGCCCGCGGTGTGGGTGACCGGCAATCGCGGCACCGGCAAAACCACGCTGCTCGAGCGCTGCGTGTGCGGACTGTTCGGCGGTGGCGAATCGATCCTGCGCAGCACCAACACCACGGCGGCCGGCTGCTGGCAGATGCTCGGCTATGATTGCATCCCGGTGCAGCTCGACGAGGCGGAGCCCAGCCTGGACAACCGCAAGCTCACCCAGCTGGTCGAGATGATGCGCACCTCGTACAGCGGCGGCGACGTGCAGCGCGGCTCGGCCGAGGGCAGCGCGCACCAGTATCCGGTGCGCAGTTCGTTCATGTTCGGCTCGATCAATGTCATGCCGCTCAAGGCGCAGGACCGCTCGCGCTGCGCGGTGCTCGAGCTCGACGTGCTGCCGAAGGGCCAGCCGCTGCTGCTCGACTACGGTGCGCTGGCGCCGCTCGGCCGGCGGGCGCTGCGGCGCATGTGCGACGAGTGGCCGCGGCTGCGTGACGACGTGCTGCCGCGGTTCCGCGGGCACCTGATCGGGCTCGGCTGGGACGGTCGCGGCGCCGACACCTACGGCACGCTGTTCGCGTGCGCCTCGGTGCTGATGTTCGACGCGGCGGATCCGGAGCGCGAGCTCGCGTGCGTGGAGGCGGATCTGCTGGCGATGGGACGCCAGCAGGCGCTCGAGGAGATGCCGGACTACCTGCACATCATCAACCACGTCCGCGGCTATATGACCGACCAGTTCCGCGGCAACGAACGCCGGCCGCTCGGTGAGTTGATCCGCCAGGCGGCCGGGTTGTCGATCCGCCTCGAGCAGCCGCAAGGCGATCTGCAGCCGCCGGCGCGCAGCGAGGATGACGCCGAGCATTTCGCGCGCACCAACGAAGACTGCCTCGAGGCGCAGCGCTGCCTGATGGGCTACGGCATGAAGGTCACGTCGCTGCGCGACAGCGACGACACGTTGCTGCGCTACGTCGCGGTGGCGAATCTGTCGGCGCAGCTCAATCATATCATGGCCGGCACCCACTGGGCGGGCGTCAGCGGCACGTCGGGCGTGTGGCGCTCGCAGCTGATGCGCGCGCCGGGCGCGGTCGCACATGACCGGCCGGTGTATTTCCGCGATGGCAATCACCGCGTGGTGCTGGTGCCGCTGGCGCTATTCCTCGACCTCGAGGGCGACGGCGCCTGAGCCAGGCGTGCGGCTCGCTCGCCGTCGGCGCAGCGGCAGCGGTGACCCGACCTGAGCCTCGACGGCCTGTAATCGCTCCATCAGGTCGAGCATCACGGCCACCCATTTCGGGATGTCCTGTGTGCCTTCGGCCCAGCGGCGCACGGTGCGCTCATTGGCGCCGACGTAGCGCGCGAACTCGCGCTGGTAGCATCCCTGCGCGGCTAGGTGGTCGCGGAACTCGGCGGCGGTCATCGAGGTCTCCGCGAGAAACCCCGCCATTCATGGCGGGGAGGGATAGCGGGGCGAGCAACGCTCGCCTCACGGTGCTGCGGAGGCCCGTTGCTGCTCCACGTATCGCTTGACCTGTTCCAGCGGGGCACCTCCGGTCGAGGCCGCAAAGTAGCTGGGGGACCAAAGCACATCGTCGCGGTATCGAGCGGCGATATCTGGACGGGCCTGACGCAGTAGACGGCTGGCCGTGCCCTTGAAGGCGTTGACCAGCACCGAGATCGAATGCTTCGGCGGATACTCCACGAGAAGGTGCAGATGGTCCGCCTCACCATCGCAGGCGAGCAGCACGCATCCCATTCCGTCGAACACCTTAGCCGCGTGCTCGCGCAACCAGTCCAAAGCTGCATCGTCCAGCACCTTGCGCCGATACTTGGTGACGCAGACCAAATGGGCCGTGAGCCTGGAAACGCTATGCCGCTCGCGTCGAAAGTCTTGCATTTGCCGTGCAGACCAATTACACGGCGCGCATGATATTGACCTACCGCTACAGGATCAAGGACGCGACGACTGGCAAACATCTCGATGTGCTGAGCCGGTCGGTCAACCGGGTCTGGAATTACTGTGGCGAGGTCCACGAGGCATCGCGCCGACACAATAAGCGATGGCCCAGCGCGTTCGACATGATCAAGCTGACCACCGGCTCCGGAGCCATGCTGGGCTTGCACAGTGACACCGTGCAGGCGGTCTGCAAGCAGTTCGTGTCCAGTCGCAATCTGCACCGCAGGCGGCCGCGCTGGCGTGGCAAGAAGTCGCTCGGCTGGGTTCCGTTCGCTGCCGCCCGCGCGATCAAGCTGGACGGCGAAGCCGTGATCCACCTTAAGCGACGGTATCGCCTGTGGCTCAGCCGACCCGTTGATCCAGCCACGATTAATGCAGGCAGTTTTTCGCAGGACGCTCGCGGGCGTTGGTATCTCAACCTCCAGGTCGAGGTGGCCGATGCGCCCAACTGCGGCGCGGGCGAGGTCGCGATTGACCTTGGCCTCAAGACGCTCGGCGCGCTGTCTGATGGCAGGAAGATCGAGAACCTTCGCCACTACCGGAAATACGAGCGAGCACTGGCCAAGGCTCAGCGCGCGCGCAACAAGGGGCGAGCCAAGGCGATCCACGCCAAGGTGGTCAACGCCCGGCGACACCACCTCCACGAGCAGTCCACGAAGCTCGTGCAGGAGAACAGTCTGATCGTGGTCGGCGACGTGAATGCCAAGAAGATGACGCAGACCAACATGGCCAAGTCCGTGCTGGACGCGTCGTGGTCTAGCTTTCGGTCGATGCTCCGCTACAAGGCCATGAGGCACGGGGCGCGATATGTCGAGGCCGACGAACGTGGAAGTTCCGTGACCTGTTCTGCGTGCGGTGCGCGCAGCGGCCCTAAAGGTATCGCAGGTTTGCGAGTGAGAGACTGGGTTTGCGACGGCTGCGGTGTTCAACATGACCGGGATACCAATGCTGCCTTGAACCTATTGCTCGGGGTGGAACGTCACCCTCTGGTTGCAGAAATCCCCGTCCTTTAGGACGGGGAAGGCGTTAAGTCCTGTTGAGTGTAGCAAGCGCAAGCGCGACCTTGCGTTGCGGCAGGGTCTCGATTGATCCCACGCCAGTCCATAGCGCATAGAGATGCGTTTGGTGATGCTGGACCAGCACGCCTCCCGTCCCGTCGCCCCTCTGTATGTCGGCGATTGGCGTCCACCGTGACGGGGGTTGTAATGTCCCACCGATCCCTTGCAGTCCATTGATCGTGGTGCGAAGTGGCGCCAGCGTAATTCGGCCGCGCGAGTTGCCCATCTTATTTGACCTCGATTGCGAGATAGGCCGCCAGGTGCGCGTCGCTTGATGCGGGGATAAACCACACTTTGCTGCCTTCGAGCCACTTAGCGCCAGCCATGCGGCGGATGCGCGCTACCTCGCGATCATCGAAGCGAAACGCCAAGCTATAGCCGGTCTGGCCGTTTTTCAGGGTGACGCGCTGGACGGTGAAGCGTCCATACTTGCCTGTCTTAATGGTGCGAGTGTCGTCGGTCATCTGTCTGTCTCCACCCCTGATTCCGCGAGGCGCCGGTCTTGATAGGTGGAAGTATAGGGCAATTCGCCCTAGCCATGCAAGAGATTTCTGCGGGTTCTGCGAAAATAAGGCGTGGGGCGCGGCAAGGTATTTTCAGGCGGCGCTTGGCGGCGCGCGGCCATACTCGTCGGTGGTGGCCAGCAGGCCGCCCGGTCCGAGCCGCGGATCCGCTTCGTCGTCGAGCAGGCCGCGACGGGGTGCGAAGAAATAATCCATTAACGAGGCCATGGCTCAAGCGTATCGGCTCAATCCCGGCGTTGCCAGCCCCTTGCGATCCCCTGGCCTAGGGCGTAGGGGCTGACGGGTTATCAGATGCCTTACGCCGCTGGGTTCGCACGTTGTACGAACGTGATGATTTTCACCGTGCGAGCAACGATCTAGCTAAGCCACTGATAGCAACCCTCAATTCCCCGTGCGCACGATCTGAACAATCTCACGGTAGTTTCCGTGTTAGCGCGCGCGCGCGCGCGCATGTAGGGATGTATGTACAGATTGTTAAGATTGTGCGAAGTGAAGAGGGATAGGCTCTTACGGGTCGAAGGTATCGCACAAAGTCGATCGTCGCGTTCGTACAACGTGCGAACTCAGGTGATCGCGCCAGCGCGCTGGAATGCCTCAGAAACCCCAGGCACGGACGTAGCCGGCTACCAAGTGCGTGGCCGTCGGCCGCGTAACGATGCCGAAAAACCGGTATCGGGCTACTCGATCGTTACGGTTTTTCCGGTTGTAGTTGCGGTTTGGCATGCACGCGATGAGCTGGTCATAGTATTTGACATAATGTGACCGGTGGAGTGTGGCTTAAATCAAGGGGTTGCGGTCGAGGCACCCTTTGATGCACCCTGAGGCGGGCGCCTCGACCGCTGGGTCGGCGGCACCGGCACGGGAGGGTCGCCAGCCGCTGGCCGCTGGACCCCCCCCGGCGGGCCGCCAAGCCACCCCGTCGCCGGCGGCGCCCCCATGCGGGCACGAGGTGAAAAATTGCCAGCGGAAAAAATTTTTTTGGGAAATCGCCGGATCGGGCGGGGGCGCTGAATGGCCAACCCAACGCCGACCGCGACGTCGTTCGCGCCCGGCCGGTCGGGCAACCCGGCCGGCCGGCCCGCCGATAAGGAAATCGCCGCGCTGGCAAGGCGCTACACGCCCGACGTGATCCGCACGCTGGTCGACGTGTGCCGCAACGCGCGGGAAAACCCGTCGGCGCGGGTGGCGGCGGCCAACGCGCTGGCCGACCGCGGCTGGGGCAAACCGCGCCAGGAGGTCGACCTCGGCGGCGGGCTCGGTCAGGCGCTGCATCTGCACCTGTACGCCGTGCAGCGGCTGGAAACCGCCCGCGCGGTGGCCGCGGACCTCGAGGCGCCGCCGATCGAGGGCGAAGCCGAGGACTACGCCGACCTGCTGCGCGAGGCGCTGCCGCCGCTGCCGCACGAGGCACTGCCGCTGTGGGACGCGGCGCCGGCCACCAGCGAGGGGGGCGGCGATGCGGCGAAACCCGCCGACTAAGCCGCCTGCAAGGCGACGGCTGCCTTCGCGTGGCTTCCCATGAGCGACAAAGGCGACAGCGAGCAGTTCAACGGGCTGACCCAGTCGGAGGCGCTGCAGCTCTGTGTGCGCCACGGCGGCGCGCTGTCGCTCGAGGAGGTGGACTTCCTGCACAAACTGGGTCGCGCGAAGAAACCGATGGGTTCGGAGGACGTGGTGCGGCTGCGCGGCCTGGTGGCGCGGCTGCGGGAGGAAGGGGCGTAATGCTGGCGCCCTCGCCCGCCGAGCTCGCCGGCGCGAAAAACGCCTTCGCGGTGCTGCTGACGCGCTATGCGCGCAGTCCGCTCGGGTTCGTGTCCGAAGTGCTCGGCGCCGAGCCGGATCGCTGGCAGCGCGAGGTACTGGTCGAGCTCGGGCACGGCCGCACGCGGATCTCGATCCGTAGCGGCCACGGCGTCGGGAAATCCACGCTGCTCGCCTGGAGCATGATCTGGTTTTTGCTCACCCGTTTCCCGGTCAAGGTGGTGGTGACCGCGCCGACGTCGCCGCAGCTGTTCGACGCGCTGTGGCCGGAAATGCGCTCGTGGCTGGCGAAACTGCCGGCCGCCTGGCAGGCGCTGCTCGACGTGCAGTCCGACCGGGTGATGCTGCGCGCGCGCCCCGACGACGCGTTCATCTCGGCGCGCACCTCGCGCGCCGAACAACCCGATTCGCTGCAAGGCGTCCACTCGCGCAACGTCCTGCTGGTGGTCGACGAGGCGTCGGGGGTGCCGGAGCAGGTGTTCGTCGCGGCGCAGGGCTCGATGTCGACGGCGGGCGCGATCACCATCCTGGCGGGCAATCCGGTGCGGCTCACCGGCATGTTCTGGCGCACCCACACGCTGGAGGCCGACCGCTGGTACACCCGCCGGGTGTCCTGCCTCGAGAGCCCGCGCGCCAGCCGGGAGTTCGCCGAGGAAATCGCCAATCGCTACGGCGCCGACAGCAACCACTACCGGATCCGCGTGCTCGGCGAATTTCCGGTGAGCGAAGGCGACAGCCTGGTGTCCGCCCAGCTGGTCGAGGAGGCGATGGCACGCATCCCGACGATCGATGCGTCGCAACCGGCGATCTGGGGCGTCGACGTGGCACGGTTCGGCACCGATCAGTCGGTTTTGCTGAAACGCCAGGGCAATGTGGTGACCGAGCCGCCGCGCCGCTGGTCGCGCTTCGATTTGATGCAATTAACCGGGGCGATTGTCGCGGAATACAAGGCGACGACGCAAAATCCGCCGGCGGCGATCGTGGTCGACGCGATCGGCCTCGGTGCCGGCGTCGCCGACCGGCTGCGCGAGCTGAAATTGCCGGCGATCGACGTCAATGTCGCGGAATCACCCTCCAACGAAGGGCGATTCGTGCGACTGCGCGACGAGCTTTGGCAATCGGTCGCCGACTGGCTCGCCACGCGCACGGTATCGCTGCCGTACGACGACGTTTTGCGCAATGACCTCTGCGCGCCGCGCTACGGGTTCTCGAGCGACGGCAAATTGAAGGTCGAGTCGAAAGACCAACTCAGGAGCCGCGGAATATCCTCGCCGGATGCCGCGGACGCGCTATGCCTCACATTTTCTCCCGCCGCGTATCTCGCCGCCGCGTATTTGTCCGGACGCCTCTCCCAACCGATACGCCGGAACATCCGAGGCGTGCTGTGAGCGACAAGCGCACCCCGGAAAAGGCGCTGGCCGAGCTGCAGGCCATCTACGCCTCGGTGACGCGCGCCACCGGGCGGCCGCCGGCCGGGCCGTTCCGCTCGGCGTCGGTGCCGGGCTGGATCTACTACCCCGGGACGGGAGTCGTGGTCGGCGATGCGCCGGAGGACGTCGGCGATGCGCCGGAGGACGCGCGATGATCATTCTGCTGCTCGTGCTGGTGTTGATCCTGCTGGCGTTCGGCGGCGCCGGCTGGGGCTATCGCACGTCGCACCCGTATCCCTACTACGGCGGCGGCAGCGTGCTGCTGGTGGTCGTGCTGATCCTGCTGGTGATGTTCTACCGCCCGGGGATCTGGTGAGATATGAGCGGCACCCAGCCAATCCCCGTCAGCACGATCGGCCACGCGCCGGACGCCGATCTGCAGCACCCGCTCGGCGCCGGCGAGACGGCGGCGCGCGAAACCGTGCTGATCGCCGAGCGCCCGGCGATGGACGAGGACGATCTTACCGCGGCGTGGTGCGCGCTGTGGCGCGAAGCCACCGAATATTCCGACCGCCTCGATGCGGCGCGGGTGCGCGCGCTCGGGCTCTACAACGGCGACGCGATGGGCGACGAGGAGCCGGGCCGCTCGCAAATCGTCATGACCGAGGTGCGCGACACCGTGCAGGCGGTGATGCCGACGGTGATGCGGGTGTTCTGCGGCGCCGAGCGCCCGGTGGAGTTCTGCCCGCAGGCCGACGGCGACGAGGAGGAGGCCGAGCAGGCCACCGCCTACGTGCAGCACGTGTGCTTCAACGAGTGCGACGGGTTCCGCGCGGTACACGACAGCGCGCTCGACGCGATGCAGCTGCGCGCCGGCTGGGTGCGCTGGTACTGGGACACCGCGGTCGATGTCGCGACCGAGAAATACGCCGGCCTGCTCGAGCAGCAGACCGCCGCACTGATCACCCAGCCCGGCGTGCGGGCGCTCAAGGTGGTGCGCCGGCCGGCCACCGAGGACGAGATGATGGGCCTGCAGAGCTCGCCCGAGGGCCAGCTGGTGCAGCTGCGCCCCGGCGCGCCGCTGCTGCTCTACGACATCACCATGACGCGCCGCGTGCCGCGCAACCGCCCGGTGATCGAGGCGGTGCCGACCGAATTGGTGCGCATCGATCCCGACGCCTCGGGTCCGCACGATGCGCGCGGCACCTTCATCGTCAGGGTGATCCCGGTGTCCGATCTGGTGGCGCGCGGCTTCGATGAGGACGCGCTGGCCGACTACGCGTCCGCCGGTAATCCGCGCGAGGCCAATATGGTCACCAACAAGCGCGACGTGCTGGCCGCCGGCGTCGGGCGGTCGCTGTCGGGCGACACGTCGATGCATCTGGTCACCTACACCGAGGGCTGGGTGCGGATCGATTTCGACGGCGACGGGATCGCCGAATTGCGCCACATCGAGGCGGTCGGCGATAGCGCGCAGAAAATCATCAGCAACGAGGGCGCCTCGCATGTGCAGCTGGCGCGCATCACGCCGTTTCTGGTGGCGCACAAGGCGATCGGCGAATCCTACGCCGACCGGGTCGGCGACCTGCAGGACATCTCATCGCGGGTGATGCGCAACATCCTCGACAGCATGGCGGAGTCGATCCACCCGCGCACGGTGATCGTCGACGGCCAGGTGCCGGTCGACGACGTGCTCAATACCGAGATGGGCGCGGTGATCCGCGAACGCGTGGCGGGTGCGGTGCGCGAACTGACCAAGCCGTTCATCGGCCCGCAGGCGGCGCCGATCATCCAGCTGCTCACGGCGATAAAGGAGCAGCGTACCGGCATCACCCAGGGCAGCCAGGGGCTCAACGCCGACGCGCTGCAGTCGACCACGGCGATCGGCATCTCGGCGCAGATCTCCGCCTCGCAGGACCGGCTGGAACTGGTGATGCGCTGCATCGCCGAGGGCTGGAAGCACGTCTACGCCGGCGTGCTGGACATGATGTGCGAACATCAGGACCGCGCGCGTACGGTGCGGCTGCGCGGCAAATGGGTGCCGGTCGACCCGCGCGCGTGGATGTCGCGGTTCCAAGTCGTGGTGGACCCCGCAGTGGGTCGCGGCACGCTCGCCGAGCGGCTGCAGATCCTGTCGGCGATCGCCGGCAAACAGGAGGCGCTGTTGCAGACGCTCGGTCCGACCAATCCGCTGGTGTCGCTGGGGCAATACTCCAACACCCTGGCGGATATGCTGGCGGCCGCCGGGATCCGCAATCAGGGGCGTTACTTCGCGGATCTGCCGAGCAATTTCGCGCTGCCGCCGCCGCCGCCGAAGCCGTCGCCCGACGAATTGCTGGCGCAGGTCGAAGTGATGAAATCCAACGCCAGCGCCGTCGCTGATGCGGCGGCGACGCGGCAAAAGCAGCAGCAGATGCTGCTCGACGACGACCGCGCGCGCGACCAGGCGAAGGTGACCGCGATGCTGCAATTTGCCGACCTGATGGGGAAATACCCGGACCTCTCGCTGGACCCGTCGGTTATCGTGGCACTGCTCGACCGCGAGCCTGACGTGACGGCGGCGTTGTATCAGGCGGCGGCGGGGCCGCCGCCGCCACCACCAGGGATGCCCC